CTAGGATTAGGTCCACAACCCCGGTTATGCTACACTTGGGTTGTGAGCGGGGAAAGGCCCCGCCGGGAGGGGGATCCCATGAACACCACTCGCGCCGGCTTCACCGCCACCGCCAACCGCGCCTTCATCCCGTGCATGGGCGCCAACCACAAGGATCGCGCCCGCTTCGGCAACTGCGATGGCTGCGGCTGGCCTGTCGCCAAGACCGACAACGGACGCATCCTCGACGTGAGCATGTCACCGACCGGCCCCAAGACCATCGCCTGCTGGTCGACCGGACACGAGTGCAACCCCGAGAGCGCCGCCGCCTTCACCGCGTCTCGCGCCGCCAAGATCGAGGCAGGCCAGATCATCAAGGGCGCCACCGTGACAGTGGTCAAGGGCCGCAAGATTCCGGTCGGCACCACGGGCACCGTGACCTGGATCGGCGAGGACTCGTGGGGCAAGGCCCGCATCGGATTCCGCACCGAGACCGGTGAGTCCTTCTTCACCGCCGCCAGCAACGTCGAGGCGGTGACAGCATGAGGCCCCGCCGCAGCCCCGACCACCAGCGGGTCGTGTTGGAGCGCCGCCGCTCATCGGCGGCCTCCCCGATCCCCTCGGGCAAGACCTACAAGCGGAAGCCTAAGCACGCCGGAAGGGAGTACCGATGAACATCACCTACGTCGCCGATTGCGTCGAGTGCGAGGGCGCCAAGGCCCGTAATGAGGCGCCTGTGCCGCCGCACCACAACTGCCTGTACAACGGGCAGGCCATGGGCCACCGCTCCGCAGGGCACTGCACCGCGAACGCCTGCTACTAGGCCCTCGGGCTACTCCCCCTAGCCCGAGCGACCGATCCCCGACTTCATCCCCCTGGAAGTCGGGGATCGTGTCTGTCTGCCCCTAGACTGAGTGGTAGCAACATTCGTGCCCATAGTGGCCCCTGTCCGTCGCTTGGACGTGCCCCGTGTGGCCTAGGCGGTGCGGGGTCCACACGCGCCGTCATGGAGGTGGACCGGGTGCCCGCTTACAGGGTTCTCGTCGGGCTTGACTACCCGCCCGACCGTCGTGCAGAGCCGGGAGATGTGGTCGAAGACCTGCCCGCGAAGAGCATCAAGTGGCTGACCGAGCAAGGACTCATCGAGCCCGCCGGTGCAGCGTCCAAGCCGGGGAAGCCGGCTCCCGCCCCCGAGCCCGAGGGAGATGAGGACTAATGGCCTTCATCCATGGCAAGAGCAGCGGCGTTCTCGTCGGTGCAGGGAATCTGTCGGCGTTCTTCAATGAGGCTTCGGCATCTCAGGACGTGGAGACTGCGGAGACGACAACTTTCGGATCGACCGCGAAGACGTACATCATCGGCCTGAAGGACGGCACTATGTCCGTTTCGGGCATGTTCGATGGTGCGGCCACGGCGGTAGACGAGCAGATCGAAGCCGCCCTCGGTGTTGACGCTGCCAGTGTCGCTACTATCGCCCCCGAGGGTCTGACGATCGGTAAGGCGTCCTACTCGTGCGCTGCCCGCAAGACCTCCTACGAGATCAGCAGCCCTGTCGGTGATGTCGTGTCGACGAGCCTGTCGATTCAGGCGGACGGCGGCATCGACCGTGGCGTGCTCCTCGGAGCGAACACGGCAGCCACCACCGCTGCCACGGGTGCAGCGCAGGACAACGCGGCATCTTCCGCTAATGGTGGCGCCGGCTACCTGCATGTCACCGCTAACACCCGCGACGGGTCGAGCACGTTCAAGGTGCAGCACTCGTCGGACAACGTCACATTCGCTGACCTCGTGACCTTCGCGAGTGTCTCCTCGACTACCGCGACCGCCGAGCGCATCGCGGTAACTGGCACGGTGAATCGCTACCTCCGTGCCTCTCACGCCCCCGGAGGCTCCTCCGGGTCGGTCACCTACACAATGGCGTTCGCCCGGAAGTAAAGGAGTCATACAGTGGCGTTCACACATGGCAAGAAGAGCAAGTTCGAGATTGACAATGCTGCCGGCACGCCGGTCGACATCTCCGCGTACTGCGACGAGGTTTCGATCAGCCGCGACATTGAGACCGCAGAGACCACGACCTTCGGCGACAACGCCAAGGAGTACATCATCGGTCTGACCGACGCCACGATCAGCGTGTCGGGCAAGTTCGATGCCGCTGGTGCCTCGACGGTCGACGCAGTTCTCTCCGGCATCCTGGGTCAGGACGCCTCGGTCACTTTCGCCTACACCCCCGGTGGCGGCTCGGCTGGTGCGAACAACCCGAAGTACACGGGCGAGTGCTACCTCACCTCCTACGAGGTTTCGGGTAGCGTCGGTGACGTGTCCACGTTCTCCGCTTCGTTCCAGTGCACCGGCGCCATCACCCGCGCCACCTCCTGATAACTGAATAACCCCACAACGTGCCCTAGTGGCCCCTCGAAAGGAAGTGACCCTAGTGTCCTTGCGCGACCAGATCCTTCAGGCAACTGACATCGCGTCCGAGATGGTGGAGATCCCCGAGTGGGATGTCACTGTCGAGGTGCGTGGCATGTCCGGTGCTGACCGTGCACGCATCTTCGAGGCCGTTGCTGACGGTGGTGAGGTCAAGGCGAGCATGTTGTACGCCGAGACCGTCATCGCCACGGCATACGACCCCGCGACTGGCGCTCACATCTTCGAGGATGGTGATGTTGCGGCGCTGATGCAGAAGTCGGCGCAGGCGATTGACCGTCTCGCGAAGGTTGGGCTTCGCCTCTCCGGCATGGAGGGTGAGCAGTCCACGGATGCTGCCGGGAAGCGATTTCCTGAAGAATCCTGAAAGACGCTTCCTGTTCGAGTTGGCAGAGAAACTTGGGCGGACGGTCGGGGAGTTGCTTCATGGCTCCCCGGCCCACCGTCCTGTTACGAGCCAGGAACTCACTGAATGGATGGCCTTGTGGCAACTCCGCAACTGGGAGCATGAACAGGCCATGAAGCGTAAGAGTTAGAAGGAGGCGGGTCCGTGGCAACAGTCGCTCATGTCGACGCACGGTACACCGCTGATACGTCGGCCTATGTGCGTGCTGTGCGTGACGCGCAGCGTGCGACGCAGGCTTTCGCTGACCAGTTGCCGCAGGTCGATAAGGCTGTCGGCGAGGTCAAGGCTTCAACGATTGCGTTCGGGGCTGCGCTGGGTACGTTGGGTGCCCAGGCGCTTACCCGTGCGACGGGCATGGTCAAGCAGTTCGCGATGCAGGGCATCCAGGCTGCGAAAGATTACGAGCAGACCGTTATCTCCATCGAAGGCATCTTCGTGGGCATGGGTAAGACGGTCGAGCAGGCAACATCTGAAACCAAGACGTACCTCGGTGATCTGCGTGACTTCGCTGCCGCGACACCGTTCGAGTTGCCTCAGATTCTTGACGCGGTCAAGCGACTGCTGTCGATCGGCTACGCCGCCAATGAGGTGAAGGACACGATCCTTCCGGCGGTCGGCGACATCGTTGCCGCCTTGGGTCAGCCCCCGCAGGCTGTTCAGGCTGTGGTGTATGCGTTCGGTCAGATGAAGTCTGCCGGCCGTGTCATGTCGCAGGATCTCATGCAGATCGGTAACGCGCTGCCGGGCTTCAACGCGAAGATGGAGATCGCGAAGGAGTTGTTCAACGGCGACATGCAGGCCATGACGAAGGCCGTCGAGTCGGGCGCATTGGATTCCGAGACCGCGATCAACACCATGATCAAGGCGATGCAGAAGTTCCCTGGTGCCGCCGGTGCCATGGAGCGGCAGTCGAAGACTCTCAGTGGTGTCATCTCGACGTTCAATGACACTGTCAATAACGCACTCATCGACGGCCTGATGCCGAGTATGCCTATTCTGTCTGAGGCGCTGATGGGTGTCATGCCTGCGGTCGAGGCGATGGCTGAAGGTTTCGCGCAGCAACTAGGCCCGGCTCTTATTCAGGGCGCCACGCTGATGCAGGATTTGGTTCCTATCTTGTCGGCTATTATTCCGCCGTTGTTCCAGTTAGTTAGCACTTTCACTGGCATGGCGGACATTCTGGCGGCTATGGCGGGTCCGCTTATTGCTGTGGCCGAGGGTCTGGGTTCTTTGCTTGATTTGTTTGGAGCGTTGCCGGGACCGATTCAGACTTTCGTTGCCGTGATGGGCACGTTGATTCTGCTGTCTCGTCGCTATTCAGTTGCTTGGAAAGCAGCGAACGCACAAGTGTTGGCGTCTTTCGCGACGATGAAGACTGGTGCACAGTTGGCGGCCGGCGGCGTGCTTATCAGTGTGACGAACGTGCGTGCTGGTATTCAACTCATGGCGATAACGGCGAAATCCGCAGCGGTTGCTGTCGTTGGGGCGTTCCGCACTATGGCTACCGCTGCAAAGGGGCTACTCACATCACTCGGACCTATCGGATGGGCACTCATCGGTGTCAGCGTGGCGTTTGAGGTGTTTAGTGGTAAGGCTGCCGAGGGCGAAGCCCTTGTGTCGCGGTTGAAGGACACGGTCGACGAGACTACGGGTGCGTTGACGGCGATGAGTGCTCAGATGATGGGCACTCAGTTCCGCATTGACTTGAGCAGTGAGGATCAGGCGGCGCTTGCTCAACTTGGCGTCGGTGTCACGCAGGCTGTTGACGCGATTATGAAGGGGCCGGAGGCCGCTGAGGCGTTCAATCAGCAGTTGCAGCATCTCATCAACACGTCAAGCGGGGCGCAGCGTGACCTTCTGATTACTTGGCAGCGCAACTATCAGGGCATGGCAGATGCCGCCACTGATACGGCAGCCGTTATTGCGTCCGAGGAGGCCGCTAAGGCGGACGCTCTGACGATTGCTGCTAATCAGCAGATGGCGAATAACCGTGCGATGAGCGCCAGCCTGCGTACGGAGGCGGCGGAGCGTCGAGCCAATACGGAGACTACCTACGCACAGTATTCGGGGATGGCTGCGGCGCATCAGTCTTACACGGATGCTGCGGTGCGTAATCAGGACCGGGTTACGGCCGTCACGAATACTACTGAGGCTGCCGTTCGCGCCTTGAAGGATACTTACTCCGAGTTGGATGCGATCATCTCAGGTGCGCGTGCTGCGGATCGGGCGACGGCTGCTCTGCGCGAAATGAAGGAGCAGTTGGCCGAGAACACGGCCGGTATCGACAAGAACAACGAGGCCGCTACCGCTAACCGCGACTCGGTGTTGAGTTACGCGGAAGCGCAGATGGCTTACGCAAAGTCGCTTCAGGATCCGCAGCAAGAGTTGGCGGCTCTCATAGATTTGGAGGCTGAGGTCAAGGCCGGCTTGAAGGGTCAGGGCATCAAGCCGAGTGAGTCGGATCTGTACAACAGCATCAAGGGGTCGATCGACGCATCGAAGCAGGCAGTCGAGAATATGGGCGACGCTGTTGCTGCGGCTGAGACGGCCGGCCTCGACGTGAGTAATGCGATCGCGCAGGGCATCACTGCGGGCATGTCGGAGCAGGAGTCGGCGATCAACGCGGCTGGCCTTGTCGGTGGTGAGACCCTGATCGACGGCATGAACGCCGGCGCGGGTGTGTCGTCACCTTCGACGTTTGCTATTACGGCTGGCCGCATGGTCGGTGTGGGCATGGTGCAAGGCTTGATTCAGACTTCTAGTCAGGTGCGTAATACGGGCAGTGTTGTGGGTAGTGCTCTTGTGCAGGGCATGATCGTGAGCCTGAATAACGGGCAGGGACCGGTGGCGGCGGCGGCGCGACAGGTTGTCGAGGCTGCGATTCGTGCGGCCAAGGCGGCAGGTGAGATCAAGTCTCCGTCTCGCGTGTTTATGGCGATCGGTGACGATCTGATCAAGGGCTTGAAACTTGGCTGGTTGAGGGGCGCTCAAGATTTCGTGCAGAGTGTTGCGCGTACCGCGCAAGATGCTTATTTCGCGATGAAGGACGCAAGCGATCGTGTTGCTGATGCGCGTAAGGCGCTGAAGGAGATTCGCGAGGAGCGAAAGAAGGGAGAGGCCACGGCTCGCGAAGTTGCTGCTGCGGAGCGGGCTCTTGCGATGGCGTTGCGTGACTCGGCTGATGCTGCCGAGGAATATCGGGTAGCGATGAAGAATGTTGCTGCTGCCAGGAAACTTGCCACCATGCCGCGTGAGCGCCTGGGCGATCTACGCACGACCCTGATGGCTGATCTTGCGAGTGGCGCGGGTATTGACGGGGCGTGGGACGCCATGTCGCAGCGTCTCTACGATCGCGCTCGCAACGCTGGGATGACTCGTGAGGCTGCTCAGGCTTACGCGGACAGTGTCATGTCGAATGTTAGCGAACGCTTCGAGGTGCAACTGCGTGAACTTGAGAAGTTGACTGGCCGCCTCAATGAGATCAACGCCGAGATCAAGGCCATCGAGGATCGTATGGCCGCTCGGGAAGAGGCCCGTCAGAGCCTTGCTTCATTCTTCGAGAAGCGATTTGGTCAGTCGAGCGAGTTCGAGAAGGCATACAACTCGGCTTCGATCAGTGTCGATCAGGCGATTCAACTGTTCGACAAGTTCGAGGAGATGATCCGCGCTCGCCTCGATGGCTACGAGGATGGGGTTGCTGATCCTACTGTCGAATATCTGCGGAAGCAGACTCAGGCACTTGTCGACCTCATCAACAAGCGTGAAGACCTAGCGAAGAAACTCGCCGATGCTGAGGCGAAGTTCGCCGAAGCGACCCGTGTGCGCGATGACGCTGAGAAGAAGTTTGCTGATTCGATTCGTAACTTCTCGAAGATCAGCGGCAACGTGTCGTCGACTGAGGAGTTCATCAAGGGTCTTGAGCAGCGTGCGGCAGCGACGGCGACGTACATCAAGAATATCGAGGCGCTGCGTAAGAAGGGTGTCTCGGGGAGCGTCATTCAGCAGATCCTTGAGGCTGGACCGGAGCAGGGTGGTTCTTTCGCTGCGGTGTTGGCGGGTGCTACTGCGGAGCAGGTCGCCTACATCAACTCTTTGACGGCGAAGAATGAGGAGACGGCGGCTCAGTTCGGTGACACTCAGGCCGGCATCATGTATGACGCGGGTGTCACGTCGGCGAAGAAACTGCGGGATGGCCTTCAGAGTGAGTATGACGGCGTGGTCAAGCAGATCGGCGAAACGGTCGCGGGGATTCAGACTGCTATTGCTCCCCTTCTGGATGTTGGGTACGCGGCGGGTAGGGATCTTCTCGCACAGACCCTTGCTGGCCTTGAGGCGGAGAAGACTGTAGTGCTTGCGGCGATTACGGCGATTGGCGAGGAGATCGCGAGGGCTTGGCAGGCAGCCCTGACCCCTCCGGCCACCGGTGGCGGCGGAGGCGGCGGCGGCAATCGAGGCGGCAACGGCGGTGGCAATCGCACGGGCCGATCGGCTACTACCACCTACGTTCCATCTGTCGGGGCTACCGGGGCGCCGATCACGGTGGCGAGCGGTGGGGTGCAGGTGCAGGTTTCGGTGGGCGACGGCGCTAACGCTGCGGCCGTATCCTCGACCGTGAAGTTGGCGGTCATGGAGGCCCTGGCGCAGGTCGCGCAGCAGGCCCAGACGGCGCGGAGGTAGGCATGGCTGTTGTGACGTTGCGTCCTGACGGGGTGGGTACGGGCGCGTCTGCTTTCACGGTGACGGGTGCCGCTAATGCTGCGGCTGCCACGAATGACAACTCGGATGCGAGTTTCGTGCGTAAGTCTTCTGCGGTGGCCGGTACGGCGACTCTTTCGCTTACGTTCGGGACGAACACAATTACTGCGGCGGAGCGCGTGAAGCGTGTGCGGTTGCGTGCCCGCGTGGAGACGGACAACGCGAACGGCAAGATGGATCTGATGCTCGGCACGCGAGTGAGTGGCTTGACGTACTTCTACACGGGTTACCCGGTGCGTGGTGCTGTCGGTGTGTCGACGCCTGTGGCTGTTACGGGTGCGTGGT